AAATTTAGAATCAATCTTATCTATATCTTCGTGCATATGTTTTAGATGATTTGTTTTTATAATTTTTATTTCTCTACTTAAACCTTTTATATGACCATATAAGGCAACGATATGCTCTCCTGTGGTTCTAGGCTTCTTACTCATTTCTTTCTCTTTTTTCTTAAATCTGTATCGTGCTTTCTTGAACCACGAAGATAGGAATTGACACGACCCATACTCCAACTAGCCATTGATGTTTTTGGTCTTGACCCTGAAGAAAGAAAAGCACCTTGACCTCTACGATATACTTTTTTTAATGTGCCTAATGTAATATTCTTTCTATTCTTTGCTTTGTTTCTTAAAATAGTGATTACTCTTGCAGATAGTGGTTTTCTTCTAACAGCCATTATTTATACCTCGCAGCAAACATAGATCGTGGTATTCTTCGACCTTTTTTATATGCTTCTGACATAGCCTTAATAAGACTTGCTCTAGCTGATCTTTTACCACCTTTAAGACCAGATAAATACTTTTTAGGAATTTTTGTTTTCTTATCTTTTGAAACTCTACGTCTTTTCATTTTCCTACACTCCTCATAGCTTTAGTGTGTGCAGAAGAAAAAGTAGCACCTTTTTTCATAGAATTAGCCATAGATCGCATATGCTTCAAACTATGATGTCTTGCGTGTGCTTTCATAGTCTTTTGTTGTCTTGGTTTAAGACCTTTTATGATTCCTGTGATTGATGCTACTTTAACCATTTACTTCTTTCTATTCTTTTTCTTTTTCTTTTTTTTCTTTTTAGGTTTCATACTATATCCATAAGCCATATTATTTTCTCGCTTTCTTTTTTTTCTTTTGTTTCTTCATAATAGCTTTTTGTAAAGCCATTGGTAGTTTCTTTTGTTTTTTAGTTAGCATATCTTCTCCTAGTTAGACATTTTTCCACCAGACCATTTTGCGTCTGGTAAATCGTTTTTATACTCGCCACCTGAATATGTCAAAACTTGTTTTCTATTAGAACCATCTTTATAAGAACAATGAATCCAACCACTATTAGGCTCTCCCTCTTTCCAAAATTCTAAAATAAGTTGGTCAAAATTACAGTTGTTTTTAATCCATAAAGCTACTTGCAAATTAGATACACCAGCTATTTCAAAGTCTGCTGCTTCTCCTAAACAATGTTGTGATGTTGCTTTAGAACCTATTGCTTCTGATAATTCTGGGCTTCTATATCCTGATGTAATTGTAACAGGCTTATCAAACTTTGCTCTTACAGGCTCTAATACTTCATAACAAAGATCGCCTAAATTTTTAATTTCTCCACTACCAGCTTTATTAATTATATTTTTTCTAGTAGCAGTTTGCGATTTCTCAAATTCTTCTAATGTAAAATGTTTTGAAAGTTGCATTTAAACCCCTATGGTTTAGTTGGAAAAGTAACAGCATTAACATCTTCAACAGTTGTTAAGCCCTCTGTAATATCTCGTAAGTCTTGCCTATATGTTTTAAATCCAGCAGATAATGTTGAGCCTTTTTCTTTAGCCATGATTACTTCCCAATCACTAGTTTTTAAAAGGTTATCTCGTCTTTGTCTTAAATCTGCCATAGCACGATCAAACGCACCATCAGAATATGCTTGTTCTTCAGCATCTCTAGCTGCTTCTTCTTCTGCTGTGAAAGGAACTATGTTCCCATTTATGTTGTGGTGTCTTGGCATAATTATTTATACTCCATTGTTAATTGTTAAGCAATACCATATAGGCAAATATCTCCAGCATCTATATTACCACTATGAAATTTAAACGATATTTCATCAATAGCTGATGTGGTATTAAAATATCCAGCACAAAAAGTACCATAGCTTCCATTTCCTGATGACATTATTTGAGTCTGTGACATAAAATGTTTTACAAATGTAGTTGAAGATGGATTATATAAATGTAAATGACCAGCTAAACACCCATCATTATCATTATTTACATCTTCTGAAATTCTCTGATATGATGTTCCCTGTGCTTGATCTTGTGCTGTCATATATCTTAATACATGTTCAGAACCACTTTCAAGATGATATGGGTTAAAATTTGTAGATGTAATTGTTTCATTAAAACCACTACCACCACTTGCATTTCCTTGAAATTCTAAATTTGCACCACTAGTAGCTGGGTGAATATTATTAAATGTAAATAAATATTCCTTATAAGTATTATCCAAGACAACTGAACTTGAACCATCAACAAAAGATAAAGTTGCAGAACTAGAAGCTGTTAGTTTTTTAATTAATATCATACTACCTAATGATGAAGCTGAAACAGAACCAAAAGCAGATGCGTTTTTTACTCCATTATTTGATAATTTAACTATGCTCATAAGCTATCCCTTAATTCCATAAAGTTTTATTTTTCCATCAAATGTTCCTGATGATTGTTTAAACTGTACACCATCAATAGCAGAAGTCACATTACAATAGCCACCAACATAATAATCTTGTTCAGCATTACCATCATGTGTTGTTGAAGTTCTTGCCATATAATGTTTAACAAAAGTTGTATTAGAGGGATTAAATAAAAAAATTTCTCCTGATAAATTTTGATCATTATCAGCACCAACAGATTGAACCAAATTTTGGTAACTTGTAGATTGTGCTAATTTCCCTGATGCTACATTTAATCTATCTCCTGAACTTTCTCCATCATTTTCTTGATGATAAGTTGCAAACATATATGAAGTTTTTGTTGCATCATAATTACTATCGCCATCTCTAAATCCTACTTGAAATTGTGAACCATCACTTGTTGGGTGAATTGATGTATATACAAATTTATAAATAGGATATGTGCTATCTAAAACTACATCTGAACTTCCATGTACGAATGATAGACTTGAAGAACCACTAGCAGTTAAAGTTTTAATATGTGTCATAGCTCCACTTGGCATTGAAGCTAAAGAAGTGACAGCACTTATGCTATTGTTGTTGTATTTAACTAATGCCATATAATTTTATTACTCCACTATCTATGTTTCCAGAAGATGTTTTAAATTGCACTCTTGTAATAGCAGTTGTGGTATTAATATATCCAGCAGTAAACATATGATAAGAATATTGACCACTTATTGCTTTTACCCCATTTGATGTAGCGAAAAAATGTTTTACAAAAGTTGTATTAGATGGATCAAATAAATGAAGATACCCTGAAGCACTATCATCATTAGAAGTGCTTATTAATGCAATAGGTTGCATAGCTGATCCTTGTGCTTGATCATCTCCACTTGCATAACCAAGTGAGGTATCTCCACCAGCTTCATTGTGATATGCTTTAAAAGTTGTTGATGTAATAGTTTGATTATAATTAGTATTAGTTCCTGTATCTACTTGGAAACCAAATGTTATATTTGCTGATGGATGAATATCATAAAACTTAAACACATACTCATCATATGTTGAATCTATCCCTGAAGTAAAATCTATTGTAGAACTACTTGATGCAGTTTGTGTAGATAACAAAGTCATAGCACCACTAGTTATAGAAGCTGGTAAAGATGTTATTGCTGATAAGGAGTTGTTGTTAGCAAAGAGTAGAGCCATTTAAACTCCTATGGTTTTTCTGGAAACTCAACAGCTTCAACTTGTTCAACTGTTGTTAATCCATTTGTTATATCTCTTAAATCTTGTCTATAAGTTTTCCACTCATCACTAATAACTACATCAGAGTTAGCCATCCAATCTGTTTCTTTTAAAAGATTATTTCTTTCAAATCTTAAATTGTCTAATGCTCTATTTAAAGCACCATTATTCCATGCAGTTTCTTCTGCTTGTCTTGTTGCAATTTCATCTGCTGTTAAATCTACTAATATTCCATTTACTAATTTTTTCATAATTTATTCCTAACTAATTCCATATAATTTTATTACTCCACTATCAAGGTTTCCACTTGATGCATAAAATCTCATACCAGTGACAGCAAAATTTTCTCTATAAAGAAAACCAACTTCTCCAACACATGATCTACCAGATGTATCCATCATTTGAACTAATGTATGAAAATTTGTATAACGACTTGTTCCAGAAGCATTAAACATATAAATAACAAAATTACCACTTTCATTAGATGCATTTCCTAAACCAGCTAATGTAATTTCTGCATAATCATTACCAGCACTATTCATATCTAAATTAGAATTTGCTGAATTATGACCACTTCCACCATAAGAATATTTATTAGTTCCTATATCTGGAGAACCAGCAGAACTAAAAGCAGCAGCTCTTATACGAACATCATCAGTTGCTGTATGTAAATCACTTATAACAAACATATAATCTTTATAAGTAGAATCTATATTTGAAGTTATATCTACTTGTGCAACTGCACTAGAAATAGTTGAAGTTGATAAAAGAGTAAAAGCACCACCAGCATCTGCAAAAGATAATTGTCCTACTGCTGATGTTCCTGAACCAGTTATTGAAGCTACCTTTAAAAATTTATCTGCTGTTATATTTCCTGTAGGAAACTTAACTGTATAACTTTGACCTGCTGAATGTGCAGGCGAAGCAAGTTTAATACCATGACTGTTCTGACTACAATTTAATTGTAAAGTTCCATCAGTAGTACCATCGCCTTTTATTTGTAATCCAGCAGCACTTGAAGTTGATACAAAATTTGTTTTAGCTTGTGTAACAGTAGCATCAGATGGAGTTCCTATGTCTAAAGTATTTCCAAGAACAATTACAAAGTCAATGACATCTCCTGTTGCAAGGTTAGATGCAAATGTAAGTGTACTGCCTGAAACTGTAAATGAAGTTGTTGGTGCTTGAAGAATACCATTAAGTGAAACTAAAAATTGATTTACATTTTCGTAATCTGTAAAAGCAGAGCCACCATTATTCATAGTATAACCAGCTTGACCATTAACTACACTAATAGCATCTAGTTTTACAAAGTTTCCTGTGATTGGTGTTTTACCTATATATGCCATCTATACTCCTATTAATGCTTTTATTTCTAATTCTGATAAACCAAGATCAATAAGTTTTTGTTTGCCTGTTGCTCTTGCATTAACTTCTGCTTCTTCCTCATCTTTAATTTCTTGTATTTTTGCATTTACTTCTGCCTCTGTTGGCATAGTTGCACCATCTTTAATAATTTTAATGTATTTGTATTGCATACGTTCAGAGTTTGGTATTTTGTTACCATCATCATCATGTGTTTTCCAATTCCACCAATTACTACCATTAAATTTTTTTAATGCGTCTTGTAAATAATCTCTTCTTTTCATTATTGGCTATCTCCTAATCTTATAAATGCAATAGTAGTTTCATTTTGATTTGTATCTCCATGTATATCACAAGCAGAACCAGCATTAAAATTTGTTTTAATTTTGTGAGTTGAAACATTTGTGCAATTAAAATAACTTTCTAATATTTGACTTTGATATGGATTTCCAGAACTTACCACTCCATAAAATTGTTTTGCTAATGTGTCATAAGTAGAATTATCAGGAGTTCCTTCTAATTCTAATGTATCATTAACTCCATTAGTTCTTACTGATGCTTTAAATCTTACTAAATATAATCCAGTTGATGCAAAACTAAAAATTCCAGAACTTACTGATACACCAGTTCCTATTTTTGAAAAAGTAGCATCATCAACTCTTTCCCAAGCAGTTAAAGGTTGTACATTACTATTAGAACTATCTGCTGTTAATCTATACATATCAGCTTCTGTAATTCCACCACCACCTACAAAACTTGCATCTATTCTTTTTAAAACTCCAGCATCACTAATTAAAAATTCATCTGTATCTGCTGGTGCAGTTGCTAATTCTGTTTCTCCTGAAATAATATCTTGTGCTAGTTTTGCATTTGTAATTAAACCATCTTCTAAATCAGAAGCACTTAATGGTTTGTCTGTTGGTTTCTGTCCAATATAAGCCATCGCTTACTCCTATGTTATTTCTAGGATTGATAATGTTGCGTCTATTTTAGCTGATACTGAACAATCTATTTTTAATATATCAGTTGTCTGAAGAACAACTTTACCACCTGTTAAAAGTTCTAAAGA